CCGGCTGGCTGACCTCGATGGTTGCCGGGCCGCCATTTGCCGCCACCAGTCTTACCGGAGCTAGCCCCACTCCCAGCCCCACCACCAACACAAGCACCATCCACACCGAGAAAAACTTCCAGACCTTTAATTTAGCCATTTATGTCCTCCTTGTTTTCGCTGGCTTTCGACAAAATCCACTTATGCCTTTTCCTGAATAAAAAAACCGACCCATCTTTGGGTCGGTTTCACTATTGGCTCGGTACCAGTCAAGTGACCACGGTACAACCGGCACTTCATCGCCCCCCCCCACAACTTTTATCCTTCTTGAGCTATTTCGAGTTAATTACCCCCTTGGCAATCTGTCTTGAGCCTTGGCTGAACCAAGAATGCTCGTCACAGCATCAAGCCTTAAACTGCGTGTTTTTCGTATACTATCGTTAGTATACGAATACTATCGTAACAATCATATCATATCTTAAGCGATTGTCAATAGCTTTGTGGGAGTTTTTTGCTGTTTTTTGCAAAATTCGTCCGATTTTGGTAGTATTTGAGCTTTAATAACTAAGCGTAGGGAGTTAGATTGACTCCCGCCAGCCCTAGAGGCAAGAAACTTTAGATAGGAGAGAAAATGCCACATACCTCACCTGTTGACCAAGACTACGACCTGTGGGTGTTGCTGAACCAGGTACAAAGCTTGATGATGAACGCCAGGGATATCGAACTAATGAAATACGGCACGACAGCCATGCAAGCTGCAGTGTCGTTTATTACAAACTCCATCGGCGAGGAGACAACCCCGGCTAAGATATCAAGGTGGCTCTTACGCAAGCCTGCCACAATCTCCGGTCTCCTGGACAGAATGGAAAAGGCAGGGCTGGTAGAGAGAGCCAAGGACTTGCCCAGAAAAAACCTGGTCAGAATCAGACTTACAGAAAAGGGAAAGCAGGCCTACAAACAGTCACTGAAGAGAGAGTCTCTACATAAGACAATGTCCTGCCTGTCTGAGAAAGAGCACCAACAACTGGCGTCAATCCTGGTGAAACTGCGTAACAGAGCCACCAAAGTGCTCGGGTATAGAGAAGAAATGCCTTTCCCGGAGACCTCTAGAGATTCCTCCTCCTTCTAACTCCCTCCCACCAGGGGAGGGAGAATTTGATTAATCCTCGCCCTTGACGGGAGGAAGGGTGGGCAGGCATCCAGCGAGGATTTATTCCCGCTGGGATATGGGGAACGGGAGAGGGTTAGGGTGAGGGTGGATTTTGCCTTTTGACCGGTCACTTTGATTTTTGATGTTTAACTTTTGTTTTTCTTTCTAGGCGTCACCTGCCCACAGGTGACCCACCAGGCAAGTTTCTAGGTATCATTCTGACCCCCTGGCTGGTGGTCAGGCGGTATTTACTTGTAGTATTCGCGAACGCGGCGGAGGAAGGCGCGGACGATGAAGACGAAGATGATGGCGAAAATGATGCCACCTATGATAAGGTACAAGGTGGAGAAAAAGCCAACCTGGAAGGGATAGGGGGAAAGCGCCCAATCGCTTTCGTTGCCGGCACCATCAATGGCTTTGACCCGCCAGTAATAGGTGCCCGGCCCCAGCCGGATAGCGCAGGTCGGCTTGGTCAAGCCCGTCTTTCTCATGCCCGGCTCCAGTGGGAAGAAGCTCAGGTTGTTGTCAATCTCCAGTATATAGGTGACGCCGCTGGGGTCAAAGACATCGGTCCAGGTGAAGGTGACAAGCTGTGCGCCGAACACGCCGAACCTCTGCTGGTTCTCTCCGGGGGTGATTGCGGATGGTGCTGGTGGTGGCGCGCCTTCCAGCGGCAGGCCGTAGGTGGCGGCATTGCCTGACTCGTCGGTGGCGGCAATCACGTGGTCGTCCTTCGAGCTTTCCGGGACATTGAAGCTGTGGCTGAAGCTGCCATTCAGGTCGGTGGTTGGCGAGCCTGATATGGAGGCATCATCGTATTTAATGGAAACCTGGCTGCTCGAGGCGAAGCCGCAGCCGGTCACCGTGACCTCGGCGCCGATCTCGGGGTGCTCGGGTTCAAGGCTGATTTTTGGGCTAACCTGGAGGCTGGCGGTGATATCTCCGAGGGACATACTTTCCACAGTTGCCTTGAACTCGTGCTTGCCGGCGATGGTATCGGTGATGACGAAGTCGGCGCTGAAGCTGCCCAACGCGCTGGCGCTGATGGCGAGCTTGGTGTCTTTGCCATCGAAGCTCAGCTTAACATTTTTATTGGCCGGGAAGCCGGTGCCACTGACGGCGACCTTGGCCTTGGGCGAGCCTGACGAAGGGCTAACCTTTATGTCCGGCAGCACCGTGAAGCTGAAGCCGTAGGGGTCTTGGGGCCGACTCAAGCGCCGGTACTGGACATAGTTGATGCCGTAGGCAGCCTCGGGCACAGTAAAAGTAGCCGACACCTTTGTGGTGTCTCTGTCGAATTCACCCTCAGCCAGCTTAATAATGTCGCCAATGCTCTCATCGCTGATGGGCGTCTTGCTCCACACTACCGTATACTTCCCGCCTATCTGCATGGAGCCGGCATCTATGTTTATGGTTGCCGTGGAGCCGACTCTACCCGAGGTGCTCGATGATTCCCCCACGACCGTGGGGCACACGTCGTCCACTCAGCCGCCCTGGGCACTTGCGGCAGTTGGCACCAGCACCATTGCCAGAATTAAAATCAGACCGATATAACCTGTAAATCTCATGCTTTAGATTTTATACCCCCTCGCCTGAGCCTTGTCAAGTTTTATCTCTGTAATCATCTTCTAAATGCGACAAAATCGCCTTGAACAGCTAGAACATTAGTGCTAGTATTGCCATGTTATGTATGGCGTTGAAGTTGACTTATTGCCTGAGGAAATCAACTGGCGGGATGAGGGCTGTGGGGTCTTTGGGTCCTGTCTGAATTGCCCGCTGCCGAGATGTGTGGAGGAGGAGCCGAGGGGGCAGCAGAGGCTGAGGTTAGCGGTGCGGGATGGGCGGATGGCGGAGCTCAGGCGGAGCGGCAGAAGCGTCAAGTATATATCCGGGCTTTTCGGCGTCAGCCGCAGGACTGTAGAGCGAGCACTAAAAAATAATAAACCAAAAGTTAAAAGGCAAAATGACAAATAAAAATGCAAAATTCATTACGGGTATTTTTCGGTCATTGCGAGGATTGCGAGCCAAAGGCGTGGCAGGACGTGGCAATCTCGGCCTGTCACCGACGTTGGCCTAGTGCTGAGATCGCCACGGGGCTGACGCCCCTCGCGATGACAGTGGAGAAAGGCAGGGATTGCCATCCCTCCGCTGCACTCAGTCTCGCAATGACCGAGTTAAGGCGCTAATACGATGAGTGATTTCAATCCCCAATCCCTCGCTCAGCTCGACCGCTCCCGCTTTGCCGAATACAAGGCAAACCTGGACTTCTATAACGGCGAGCAGTGGCCGGAGAGAAGCAAGAATCGCCAGCTCGTTTTCAACTACGCCAAAATCGCCATAGACAAGGTCACCAGCTACCTCATGGAAGGGCTTAACTTTGCCTGTGAAGCGGTAGAGGACTCAGAACCAGCCAAAGAGCTAGCCCGGACCGCAGAGCAGGTTATCTATGATGTCTACGCCCAGAATAACCTCCAGGAACTTGACTACGAGACCGAGGTTGATGCCGCCGTACTGGGGGACAGTTGCTACAAGGTCACCTGGGACGCTGTAGAGAAGCGCATCAGGGTCACCAGCCCCGATGTCAACGGCATCTACGCCTGGTGGCTTGGAGACGACCTGAGCAAGGTCTGGCGGGTCGCCAGCCGGTACTCGCTGACAAAAGATGAGTTAGATCTGCTTTACCAGCGCTCAACCGACAAGAAGGTGGTCACCATCACCGAGGTCTGGACGGACAAGCAGTTTAGCCTCTTTCTGGACAATGAGACGCTGGAGGACAAGCCCAACCCCTACGGCTTTATCCCCTTTGTTATCTTCCCCAATCTCAGGCAGCCGAAGCACTTCTGGGGCACGTCAGACATCCCTCCATTGAGGCAGGGGCAGCGAGAGCTTAACCGAGCACTATCCCAGCTATCCCGCATCCTCGAGGTATCAGGAAATCCCATCGCAGTACTTGAGGGCGTGGAATCCGCCGAGGAAATCAAGGTAGCACCAGGCCAGGTGTGGACGATTCCGGAAGAATCCAAAGCCTATCTACTGGACCTGCTTGCCGGCGGCGGCATCAGGCTCCACGTGGACTATATCGATATGATATACCGTTGCCTGCATGATATCTCGGAAGCGCCCAGGGCAGCCTACGGCGGCATCGAAAGGGAGCTGTCAGGCGTTGCCCTGGAAGTGGAGCTACAATCATTACTACAGAAGGTCAGGCGAAAGAGAACCACAAGGACATCAGCCTACGCCAGGCGCAACCAGATGATTCTTTCTTTACATAAAACATTTGCCAAGCAAGACTTAACCAGCGTCAGCACCCGCATCATCTGGGGCACGGTATTGCCCCAGGACAGAGCCAGGCTAGCCCAGAACGAGCAGCTCCTGGTCCAGTCGGGCGTTCACTCCAGGAGGACGGCCATGGACGAGCTGGGTATCAGGGACCCCGAGGCAGAGTTTGCCAGGTGGCTAGAAGAAAGAAAGAAGATCCTGGAAATGAATCAGCAGACTAAGGCACGTTCCACCCGCGGCGGCGAGCGAGAGAGAGCGACAGCCGCCGAAATGGAGGCCGAGCCTGAGACTGAATAGTCTCTTAATTTCAACCAATCTCTTAATCTCAACTAATCTCGGAGATTGATGGAAACTGATGGAGACTGTGAGAGATTGGGAGACAAAGGAAGGAGTACCAAAGTGGCAGAAGAAAAGACAGGCGAACAAACCAACCAAACCCCGACCGCTGAGGATTATGCAGCCCTAAAAACCGAGCTTAAAGCCGAGAGAGCCAAAGCCCAGGAGCTGGTTGCAGAGGCTACTAAAGACCTTCAAGACAAGGTAACCAGACTTGAAGCAGAGCTGGCAACCAGGATCGGGGAACTTGAAACCCTGCAAGCCGAGCGACGAGCGACTGGCGACGAGCTTGACGGCGCCAAGGCAGCCTATGCCTACGCAGTAGCAGACTTCAAAGAAGTGGTGCTCCAAGCTAACCCCCTGTTTACCATCGACATCATAGGGGGAGACACCATCGAGGACATTAAGGCATCCATAGGGAAGGCTAACGTCCTGGTGGGGAAGGTCAAGGAAGGGCTTGAGGCGCAGGCTAAGGCGCTGGCGGGGCTAACCACAGTCCCAGCAGGTGCGCCGGTTCGCTCCGCTCTAAGCACGGACGGACTGAGCACCAAGGAAAAAATCAACCTCGGGCTGGAACAAGCCAAGAGAAAAAAGGAGAACTAATCCATGTCGATTTTACTAGCAGAATCAGCCAAACTATCTAATGATGTCCTCTTGCAGGGCGTCATTGAGACCGTAATCAAGGACTCGCCAGTCCTCCAGGCCATGCCGTTTATCGAGATAGTCGGTAACGGCTTGACCTACAACCGGGAAACGGCTCTAGCAGCCGCTACCTGGTACGCCCCTCTGGGCGCATGGGCGTCCACCACCGCGCCGACCTTTGACCAGCTCACCGCTACCCTTGCCGTCCTGGGGAGAAATGCCGATGTTGACCTGTTCATCAAGCAGACCCGCTCCAATATCCAGGACATAGAGGCAGCCGTACTCGAGCTGGCAGCCAAGTCCGTCAGGCAGGAGTTTGAGAGAGCCTTTATCTACGGCACCACCGCCACCTACATCGGCATTGCAGCCGACGCCAACAGCATCAACGGCTTAATCAAGCTCATAGCCACCGGCGCAGCCAGCGATCAGGTAATAGCCGCTGGCGCTACCGGCGCCACGCTTACCCTGGCAAAGCTCGATGAGCTGATAGATGCCGTCAAAGGTGGCAAGCCCGACTTGCTACTGATGAGCAAGAGAAGCCGCAGGAAGATAAATGCCCTGGCTAGAGCTGCCGGCTCTAACCTCGAAGTCGGCACAGGCAAGCTGGGTGAGTTTGTCCAGCTCTACAACGGCATACCCATCGGCGATAGCGACTATGTTCTGGACATCCACGTTCTAACCGCTTCCGTGGAGACAGCCGTTACCGGTGGGACTTGCAGCACCATCTACGCCTTGCAGTTCGGAGAAGGCGCTGTTTGTGGCGCTACCAACGGCGGCATACAGGTTGAGCCTATCGGCCAACTGGAAGCCGCGGACGCCATGAGACACCGCATCAAGTGGTATTGCGGACTGGTGGACTTCTGCATCCAGAGGCGAGCAGCCTTAATCGGAGTTCAGGACTAACCGCAGTAATGCGTTGTGAGTGGTAGCCCTTCCTTCGGGAGGGGAATCACCTCCATAGGGTGGTAGGGTGGGCAGGCATCCAGCGAGGATTTACTCCCGCTGGGATATGGGGAAAGGTGGGGGGTGAGAAGCGCACCGATTACAGGGTGGACAGCTTCACCCCCCCCCACCAACAAACTTGTAGGAGTAGACAGAAATGGACTTAGGCACAATGAGAACCCTGGTCAGGCGGGACCTGAAGGACGAGGACAGCTCAGACTATCGCTGGCAGGATAATGAGATTGAAAGAGCGATCGCCAGGGCACTCTACGAGCTATCCCGCTACGTCCCCAGGGAGATGAAAAATACCATCGCTACCACAGACGGCAGCCGTGATATAGACATCTCCAGCTTGACCGATAGAGTCTCAGTTGACAGGGTAGAGTTCCCGGTGGGAGAGACCCCCAGGAGCTACCAGCGCTTTGCTGTCTACTCAGACATCATAACGATGATTGGTGATGCAGAGGGGGACGGCGAGGACAGCTACATCTACTGGGGCAAGGTTCACACCCTGGACGTCACTACAAGCACCATTCCCAGCTATCTTGAGGACGTCTTAGCCCTGGGAGCTGCCGCCTTTGCCGTATTAGCCCAGGCGCAGCTTCGGACAGACGCCGCCGGCTTTGGGGGGGAGCAGGCAGACAGAGACTATCTGAGCTGGGGAAACACCATGCTCAAAGAGTTCAAAGCTCAGCTAAAGCGCTTCGGCAGAGGCCGAAAGCTCAAAATAAGCCAGTTCTATCAAGGAGACGACAATGAGTGACACACAAAAAGACTCTCGAGACAAAACTGAAGTAGGGCTATCCAGGCTAAAGGAAGGCTTGCCCCACCAGGCTTATGCCATCGTTAGTGACAGCGAATACCCTGAGACGTGGAAGTTGCCGCATCACACCAAAGCCATAGCCAAAGCCATCAGGGGGAAAATAGGCCATTACCGGACTACGGACTGGGAACACCTGTCAGCAGCCGTGGCAGCCCTAAGCCGTGGCGGATTCGAGGGTAAGAGGGTCGAAGCTACCGAGCAGCAGATACTTGACGCCGCCAGGCATCTGATGAGGCATTGCCAGGACAACGGCAAGCCCGTCCCCGATACCCTGGCAGTCCTGGTTGAATAGTTGACATAAAGTGAAAAAAGGAGAGTGAGAACAATGTTACAGAACTTTATGGACGGCAAGAAGAAGTACAGCGCCTTCATCATCACCGCGCTGGCAACGATGATTCCCCTGTTCGTTCAAGACCCCGAGGCGCAGAAGACCATCATGGACTATGTGCCATCGGTGGCGGCAGCCGCGGCCGGCATCTTCTACATCATCACCCAGGGCAAGGTAGACAGGGAGAAGGAGCACGTCAAAGCCTTGAATGGTAATGGTGGTATAGTAGCACCCCAAAAAGCGGTAGCACCCCAGCCAGCGCAGCCACAGCAGCAAGGCCAGCCTGCATATCAAGAGCCGCTTCCAGAACCCCTTGACCTAAAGATGTTCCATGAGCGAGTGTTGAACGACACCGCAGCCAAGTATTCGGAGCAGAACCCGGCCACGGTATTCTACACGGCTAAGGACAAGGGTGCCCTTACA